AGCCGGAACGTCCTCGGGCTCCGGGTCCGGCGCGGGCTCGACATCGTCGGTGTCGGTCTCGGGGAGCGTCGCGTCGGACGCTCCACCATGCCGGGTGATCTTTGCCATGGGGTCTCCGTCCTCGTGGAAAGCGGTGTTGTGGCAGCGAGGGCAGCGGAAGAGACCGACCGCATACTTCGTTCCGCAGCCCGCCTCCCCGCCGCACACCCACAGAGCCATCAGGCAGCCACCAACGTCGCGCCGTCATCGAGGGGGATCCAGAAGACCACCCACGTGATCTCGCCGTCCGTGCCCGCACTGACGGACTCGATCTGACCGACCGGGATCGGCACGACGCCCGTGAGGGACACCGTGGACACCGTGGTGGTGGACCCGCCGGTGATCGCAGCCGCCGGGCTCGTCATCGACAGGACGGCCCCAGCCGGGGTGTCGTTCGTCCCCAGGTCAGTGGCCGTGCACAGATCCATCGTGGTGCCGGTCGTCGGATTCGACACCAGCTTGTACGAGTTGGCGACCGTGATCGCCGTACCGACGTAGCCGTAGATCGCGGTGATACCGACCCGGCCACCAGCGACCGTGAACAGCGGCACGGTGGTCGCGGCCAGGGTGCCGGTGCTCTTGGAAGCTCGCTGGCCGAAGTTGATGAGCCGGAGCTGGTTGGCCTGGATGAGAACGCTCATAAGTCAGCCGCCCCCTCAGACCAGAGCCGGGAGGTTCTCAGGCGCACGCTGCACCTTGAGGTCGTGCAGGATCGCCACCACCGTGCCGGTCGACGTGGACGCGACCTTCACGTGCGTGTGGCCAGCGGGCAGCTCCGCCTCACTGATCGTGAACACCGAGCAGTCGTGGCCGGCGCTGCCGTTGTTGACGACCGTCGAACCGGCGGCCTGCGTCACCTTCGACCAGGCGCCGCCTACGCCGGTGCTGTCGTAGAAGTGATCGACGGTCGCCAGGACCGCCGAGCCTGCTCCGGCCGCGCTGGTCGCGGACGTCACGGTGTACGTGTCGCCGGCGCCGAGGAAGCAGACGAAGCTGACTGCGCTGGCGTCCTTGAGGGGGACGTACACGTCGTCTGCTACTGCGACGACGTTGAAGACCCTTCCGAGCCCATCCATGATGTTGTGCCTTCCTGACGGGGGTTGATTGCCGTGTCGGAACTGGCCCGGCCGGGGGCTTGATGTGATCTCCTGCCTGGCCGGGCTGGCTCAGATCAGGCTCGTGCGGCCAATTGCACGAACGGGGAGAGCGGGGCGCCGTTGTTCTGCGGGGTGACCGCGGACTGGAGCCACGGCTTGCCGTCGACGCGCTGGATGATGCGGTACGCGGTCTGGTCGTTCTGGAACTTGAAGTGCGGGGACGACATTGCCGACATGACCTGCCGGTCGCCGATCAGGTAGAACCCGAAGTCCACGAAGCTGATGTCGCCCTTGTCGCCGAGGAGGCCGGGGGCCTTCTCGCTGACGATGACGGGCCGTCCGAGGATCGTCATCGGCGGGCCGGCCACACCGTTGTTGAGCCAGATCGCGGAACCGCCCGTGCCCACGCTGAGGGCCATCGTGGCGAGTTCCGGGAAGGTGTCCGGGCTCACCACCCAGACGGCGCGGTCGAGGCTGCCCGGCAGCATGCGGGCGTACATCTTGACGATGTTCTCCCACACGATGGTGTCCGCGGCCTGGCCGATTTCCTTGGGGACCTCAACGATCGCCGTGTTCCCGGTGGCGAGGGCGCCGAGGGGTTCGCCGACACCGGTGCCCTTGAGGAAGGCGAGGTCCTCGTAGAAGTTGAGGGCCTCGGGGAAGATCTGGTCGAGGAACGCCTGGAAGCTGATCGCGCTGTCGGAGATCAGTTCGTTGGGGACCTCGGTGTACGCGGTGAGCTTCTTCGCGTCGAGGACGATCCGGGAGAACGCCGCCTGCGACGCGGTGAGCGCGGCGCCTTCCTCGGTCCAGTAGCCGACGACACCGCCGTACACCGACGACACGTTGGAGGTGGCGTCGATCGCGGGGAACGGCACCCGCAGCGTTTCCATCGGGATGACGCGGGCCCGCTGACGGACCACGGACTGCTCCAGCGCCACCGCGAGAAGCTCCGAGCGCAGCACCTCAGGGATGAGGAACCCGCCCTCGGACGGCACCGTCGAGGAGAACGCGTTACGGACGCGGGTCAGCTTGGCCTGCATGTCCGCCGTGCGGTTCGCGTTGTGCCAGATCGTCTGGAAATACTCCGCGCTGTTCTTGAACTCGCGGTCCAGGACCGCACCCATCGCCCGCGGGTTGTGCAGGTGGTTGCGGGCGTTGCCGGTCTTGACGACGGCCTGCGGGGTGAGGTCGAGGCGGTCGATGCCCTCGGGCTGGTTCTCCCGCATCCAGTCGGCGAGGGTGGCAGTCACCTGCTCCCGGACCTGCGTTGCGATCGTCAGGTCGCGGTTGTGGACGGAGCGCGCGTAGTTGGTGACGAACTCGCCGAAGGCGCCGTTCTTGTCGGCGAACACCTTCTGCATCTGCGCCGAGTCGGTGAGCATCGCCTCCAGCTCGGCCTGCGAGGTAGGAATGGCGAGCCGCTCCGGATCCACGCCTTGCTGCTCGGCGACCCGGTTGTACGCCTTGCCGACGATGGCGGGGTTGATGCCTGCGCGCTGGATCATGCGGTGGCGCATGCCGGACCTGATGGTCTCGCGCTGCCCCTGGATGGTTGCTGCGGTCACAGTCGTGCCTCCTTGAGGCTGCGTTCGAACACGGTTCTGTCGATAGCGGGGACCGGCTCGGCAGGTGCCGGGTCGGGTGCCGCAGCCTGGTCGGGGGCGGCAAGATCTTGGGCGGCGTTCGCCATCAGGGTGCGGAAGTAGCCGACCGCGACCTCGGCGGCCGGGAGCGGGGCTTGGTCCACCGGCGCCGTGTCTGCCACATCGAGTGGTGGAGTGGGCGCGGGGCCGGTGGCGTTCGGGTGGGCGGGCGCATCGGCGGCAACCCCGGCCATGAGGCCACGGAACCGTTCGGCGTCGTAGCCCGGCATGGGGTCGAACGCGGCGCGCGCGGCCACCCTGAACGCGGCTGGGTCGAAGGTGGCCATGACCACCGCAGGTTCCGGCGTGAGATCCGGCTCGACCTCGGCTGCCGGCTGCTCCGGCGGGGCCGGCTCGGGCTGACGCTGCTCCGGTGGGGCGGGAGCGGTGTCGGCGACGCCGCCCATGAAGTCGCGGAAGCGGTCCGCGTCAAAGCCGGGCATGGGGCCTGGGTCGAGTCCGTCCCCGACGGCTGCGGTAAACGCGGCCGGATCGAACACGGCAGTGGGGTTCTCCTCGGGGACGGCCGTCGCCGGGAGGGGCGCGGCCGCGAGTTCGGGTGCGGGTGCGTCGTCGCGGCCGGTGTGCGCGTAGTTGTAGACGCTCAGGTCCCACGCCGCGGCGAGCTGCCGGTCGTCGGCTGTCTCTTCTTCCGGCGCGCGTGCCGGCTGGGCGACCTCGTCTGCGAGGCCTGCCTCTACGGCTTCGTCGGCGAAGTACCAGGTCTCGGCCTGCATCCGCTTGCGCCACTGCAGCTTGGTGCCGCCCGCCCGCTCCGCGTACACGGAGGCGATGTTGTCGGACTGCCGGTCGAGGAAGTCGGCGTACTCACGGAGTTCTTCGGGGTTCCCGCAGGACACCCCGGACGCGTCGTGGATCATCATTTGCGAGTGCGGGGACATCACGATCCGGTCGCCGGCCATGGCGATCACACTGGCGATGGACGCGGCCAGCGAGTCGACCTGCACCATGACGCGGGCGCGGTGGGAGCGCAGCGCGTTGTGGATGGCGAGGCCGTCGAAGACCTCCCCGCCAGGGCTGTTGATGTACAGGTTGATTTCGGAGGCGTCGACCGCCTTCAGCTCCTCGACGAAGCTCGCGGCGGTAATGCCCCACGATCCGATGTCGCCGTAGATGTGGACGGCGGCGGTCGGGATGCCGCCCTCGTCGAGGCTGTTGGCGATGCGGTACCAGCCCTCCTCGCTGCCTGGTGCGGTGAGCGCCGGGCGCATGGTCCGTCCTCGGGCGGCGATCTGTTCAGGGCTGGCCGTGTTCCAGGCCCGTCGTGTGCGGCCCATCGAGTCCTCCTCCTTCGTAGCCCAGACCGCGGTGACGGTGCCGCGGCAGCGGATGCCGCCCTCGCAGTGCAGGTAGCCGCCACTGCCGTACAGGCCTTGTACTGCGTCGAGGTCGGCGAACTCGGTGCCGTCGATCTCTGCGCACGGGGGGCAGCGGTTCGCGTCGTTCTTCTCGCTGGCGAAGTACCGGGCGGTCGGCGCGGCCTGCAAGGTGGCGATCCGGCCCGCGTTCTGTGCTCGGTGGAGGGCGCCTCCGAGCTGGTCGCGGCGGAACCAGTTCTTCAGTCCGCCGAGGAACTTGCTGACCTTCTCGGCGACCTCGGAGCCGCGGGCTCCTGGTACGAGGAGGCGTAGCGCTTCGCGTCCGGCGCTCGCCGCGGTGTCGGCCGCGAGGAGTCCGGCGGCAGCGGCGGCGATCTCGATCAGTTCGGAGCCGAAGGCGTTGCGCAGTCCCTTGTCGAGTTTCGGCGGCCGGACTTTCACGCCCTGCTCGGCAGCCTCCGCTGCCATCTGGGTGGCTGCGGTCTCTGCCATGTCGGCGAGGGCTTGCCGAAGTACGCGCGCGGCAGCGTCCGAGGTTACTGACAGACCAGCCAGTTTGGCTGGGTCGTCGGCGTCGACAGCTTCCTCGATCTGCATGGCTAGCTCGGCGTGCTGCTCCTCGGCGATCGGCTCCCACGCGTCGAGGAGCGCGGCCAGCGCATCCTCGAACTGGACGCGCACATCGTCCAGAGCGCCGGTGTCCGCGGCTGCTCGCGGCAGCGGCCTGGGTCGGGCAAGGACCGTGTTGTACGACGGCATGTGACGCGCGGGCGCCGTGAACGGAACGTGGTGGTGCAGGTCCACCCGAGCAGAAGGGGCAGGCGACCCCGACGCAGGGATGGCGGGCTGAGCCGGCACGTCGAACCCCAGCAGTGGCAGAACCCACGGTGCTGTCGACGGTGCGCCCTTCACAATCTCCACCAGCAGCGCCTTGTCCGGGTCGCCTGCAAGGTCCGGCAGGCCGAGGTACTCGGCAACCAGGCGCGGGTCTGCGTCGGCTTCGACGAGCCGCGCATACGCGGATGTCTTCTCCCGCAGCTCGGCGTTACGCGCGTCGGCGTCGGCGGGTACCGGGTCGTCGTAGTCGAACTCCAGGCCGGCCGCGGCGGCCTTGCCGTACAGGGGCAGGAGGTCGTTGTTCAGTGCGCCCTTGAAGCGTTCCAGGCGCGGGACGGTGAGCTGCTCGGCGAACAGCACCTTGCTGGCTTCGGCGGTGGCGCGGTTGACGTCGCCGACCTCGCCCAACACGAAGGCGGGTGCGCCGAACGCTTCACGCATCACATCGCGGGACACAGACCGGAGTTCGGCGAACTGCATGTCACGCTGCGTGAGCTTGCGGTCAACCCACTTCATGCCGTTCTCGATGATCGCGACACGGTGAGCGTTGGAGACGCCCTTGTGCTGCTCCGCCCACCGATCCCGCACCTCAGTGAACTCAGAGTCGCTGAGGCGCTTCTCCACCTCGATGATCCCGCCCGGCTCAGCCGAGTTGAGGAAGAAATTCCGGTTCCATTCAGCGCTGTACCGGGACGCGTCGATCTCCGTAAGGATCGACTGCACCGGCCCCAGCCCCCGGTACGGATCCAACGGATTCGGCATCCGGATCTGGATGACGTCCTCAACTTGCAGCCGGATTTCACGGCCGTCCGGCGCCGTGTACACGTAGCCGGCAATGAAGTCGACCGGATCCGGGATCGGCGCGATCCGGTCGGGGCGGACCGGCCACAGTTCCAGAGGGAGAGGGGAGCGCGGGTTGCGGGTGATGACCCACCAGCCCTCGCCGGTGAGATCGATGTGCTGCTGCGTCGACTCGATCAGTTCTTGCCGGGTGAAGAACGGGTTCGGCTTGTTGATGAGGTCGAGGGCCGGGTGGGAGGTGACCTCGACGCGGTCTTCCGCCAGCCCGGACGGCGCCTTGCGGTACAGCCGCCAGTTGACCAGCGCGGTCGCATTGCTGGTGCGGTTGACGATGGCGAACAGCGTGCCCACGCTGCCCATCGCCCGCATCTGCGCCTCAGCGCCGGCGGGTTGCCGCCACGGGATCTGAATGTTGCGGCCCGACGTGTACGGGACCGGACTGCGGTTGAAGAAGTGGCGGGCGCCGTTGGAAAGGTCGCCGAGGAGGGTTCTGGCCAACGCCCCTCCTCCGCGCTATGGGCGGCTCCCGAAGATGCGGTGGTTCATGTAGAACACCGACAGTCCGAGGGCTGCTGTTCCGGCCACGATGTTCCACATCATGGCAGATCCCGACAAGAGCATAGCCCCAGTCCCGTCAAGTACGAACGGCATAGCCCCATTCAACCGCTGCGTCAGCCTGCGCCATTGCTGGTTCGTCACCACTTCGCCCCTATCGTCACGCCACGACGGCTCTTGTAGGAACCGTACAAGTTGAAGGTCACAGCCACCTCATCCGCGGCTGACCGCCGAGATCCCGCTCCGCGACCATGTACCGCAGGGCGTCCATCGCGTGGTCGTCCTTCTTCACCGGCTCCTCCTTCAGTCCGCCGGCGTTACCGGGCTTGACCGCCCACACGTAGCCGCCGATCTCGTCCGTCGCGCACATCGGCAGCGATGCCTCCTCCAGTAGGGGGTCCCGTTCGACGAGGGCGCCGCGCATGATGAACAGCCGGGGCTTGCCGTCGCCCGCCGGTTTCAGCCGGGACTGCACAGCTTGGATGCCGTCGGACACGCTCTTGTGTGCGGCCTGGGTGCCCATGTCCAGGTGGCGTTCGAGGGTGGCCCGGTCTTCGGCGTCGTGGTCGCAGATGATTGCGCGCGGCTTGGGCTCGGTCCATTCGAGGACGCACTGCTTGCAGGTGTGGCAGTCGTGATCGCTGCCCTTCGATTTGCAGCACTCGGCGCAGCGTCGGACCATGCGGAGGATGTCGCGGGCGTGGTCTTCGACGAGGCGTTTGGTGCGGTAGATCTCCCGGTATAGGAACAGGCGCCCGTCGCCGTCCTCGGCCCAGCACTGGAGGACGAAAGCGTTGGTGAAACCAAAATCCACGGTCCACCAGCGGGTCCAGCTGTCGGGGATCGGGCGGGTGTCGACGAGGTGGAGGGCGTCGTCCCAGCCCTCGTAGATCTGGCCTTCGGATGCCACCCACTTTCCCCAACGCATGCGCTGATAGCGGACACCAGTCAGGCTGTCGAGGCGGTCAAGGTACGTCCGTCCGTACTCGGTCCACTCACCACCGTCGTAGAGCCGGGGGTTGTCCTCGTGCTTGCTGTAGAACATGGTGCAGCGGCCTGCGTCGGCCCGCTGCTTCAGATGGTGGGTGGGTGACCCGGGGTTGGTGGCCATGATCAGTTGCTGGTAGGACAGGCGTCCGTTGCGCAAGCGGGTGATGAGCGTGTCGAGATCCTCGGGCGTCGTCTCAACGGCCTCGTCCACGAAGACCAGGTCGTACTCAGTCGAGAGCAGCCGCGTCGAACGGTCCAGCCCGCCGACGACAATCACGGACCCGTTTGTGTATCTGAAGCTCGCGGGCTCCTGGGCCGAGCCGCCGTAGAACGACACGATGCCAGCGGCAAGGGCTTCGGCTGCAACCTTCTGCCGGAATGTCACCAGAGTGGACGCGGTGAGGGATGAGTGGGTCTTGCGGACGATAAGAGCCCGTACGTTGGGGCTGCGCAGACAGGCATAGTGGATCTTTGCCAGAGCGCCAACGCTCTTCCCGGTGCCTGCCGCGCCCGACATCAGGACTTCGTTGTCCTTGCATCGGAAGAGTTCGAGCGCGGCGCCGCGAGGCTCGTACCGGACTACGGTCTCAGTCACGGTGCCGCTCCAGATAGCTGGCAGCGGACCGCATCAGGTCAGGGCTGTCCTTCAGGAGACCGATGCCCATGTTGCAGTTGGAGCAGAGCAGTCCGCGCACGCAGTTGCCGCAGGCCCTGCTTCCCGGGCAGCAGGCGTGATCGTGGTCGACGGCCATGGCGCGTCCGCTCTCGTTGGAGCCGCCACAGATGGCGCATCCGCCGCCCTGCGCTTCGAGGAGCACCGCGTACTGGTCGGCTCTGATGCCGTACAGCTTGCGGATGCTGAGGTCGTGGGCGCAGGTGATGCAACGGGAGTCGAGACCGTCGGCGGTACGCGCCACCGCGCGGAACTCGGGTAGCGGCTTCCATCGCTTGCAGGTGGCGCAGCGCTTGTTTCCGTCAGCGTCACGGCCTCGCGGGTTCACCCGGTCGTTCAGTGGAGTCAGCGGATTGCCCTTGCGCTGTTGCGCGTAGTGGCTTGCGCACAGCCCCTTGCATGAGCGCGGGCGCTCGCAACCGTCGAAAGAGCACTCGACCACGGGACCGCCCACCTCAGCGGGGCCTGGATCTCCGCTGCGGCGCCACCGCCGCCAGTGAGGGGTGCAGTACCCGCTGGCGTAGTGAGGGCGTTGGCAGTCGTGGAGGGTGCACGCGCCGCCAACCGGGGTGCGGGCGTGGGTACGCTGGGCCATGTCGATCTGCTCTCTCAGGTCGGCCACGCCCCGGGGGTGTTCCAGCACCCGCCGGGGGCTTCTGTCACCAATGATTCTATCGTTTCCGCAGCTCAACCGCCTTGTGCACGGCAGGAGTTGGGTAGTCACGTGAGGTCCGCGGGGTCGACGCCGACGACCTCGTACTTGACGCTTCCGGACACTTCGGTCTTGGTGGGCTGGTCGACGCCGTAGAGCTTGCGGAAGCTTTCGCGGAGCATGCGCATCTCGCGGATGGCGGAGAGTTTGGGTCCGTCGTCGAGGAGCGGCTGGCCGTCGGTGCCGGTGACGATGCGGCCGTGGGACACCATGAGGTGGTCGCGTTCGAGGACTTCGAGTGCGGCGACGAACAGGTCGTCGAGGTGTCCTGCTTCGGCGGCGATGAGTTCGGCGCCGGCTTCGCGGAGGACGGTTTCGCGGCAGCGGTTGATGGCGCGCCAGGCGGAGGCTTTGTCGCAGTATCCGACGGTGTCGGCGATCTGCTGGTAGGTCATTCGTGGGTTTTCGGCTTTGAGGCGTGCGGCTTGGGCGGCTCGGTCTGCGCCTTCTTGGGTGGCGATGTAGCGGCCGTCGGCCCTGCGTTCGTCTTGGTTTCGGGACATGGGTGCCGCCTCCTTGCCTGTGGGTTATCACGTCCCTTGATGATAGGGGTGGTGGTGATCGTGGATACTGATGTGTGGTGGCGCATGGGTGAGGCCCCGACCTCGCGAGGGGTCGGGGCCTTCGGCGTTGACGAGGTCAGGCGTCGGTGGGCGGGACGGGTACGACGAACACCTTCTCTGCGCCGACCTTGTCGCACAGGTCTTCGATCGGGTCGCGGTGCACCCAGTCGCTGAGCGGGGTGACGTCGAGGGTCTCGCCGTGGACGCGCTCCGTCTCGACAAGCCACGCCAGCAGGTCAGCCTGGTCCAGCCCGTCGGGCGGGCAGACGTCGGCGAGGTGCGGGTGCTGCTCCAGGAGCGCGGGCTTGGCCTTGTCGCAGGCGTCGGGCAGTTGGTGGGTGAAGAGGCTCTGCCCGGTCATGTAGCTGAGGATGTCGTAGATGCCGTCCATGTGGCGGCGGGAGAGCAGCTTCTCGGTGGTGACGGAGAGGACGTCGGCGAGGGCGAATGAGCGGGTGTCGGCCATGCGGGTTCTCCTTGGTGGCGGGTTCGAGGGGCGGCAGGGTCAGGCGTCGGGGCCCTGCGAGCGGACGCCGACGACGAATCCGTCCCGCCACATGGCGGCCAGCAGCCGGGTGAGTTCGTCGGT